TTACTCAATGATAGGCGTGAGTTTACCTTTGATTGTTTTTGCTTTGTTTGCCTGCTGGGTGAATGTACTTGCTTGATCTGGCGGTGGCGATCCTCTATGAGTATGAGTTGCCACTGTGTTTGTCACCTCGCCTAATAGTTGAATGGTGTCTTCCAGTAGTCTAAAAATATTCTGCCCTTCTGACCCCATATAATTTAATGGCGCCACAAACTTATTCTTTTCGTCTGAAACACGTTGAGCCAATCCGACTATTTTTTCTTGTAGCGTGCCACCTGTTCCTACAGTTCGATTACTTGCTGTCGTGTCATTGATACTACCCAACACGCTAACAGTTTTATTTCCGCCAATAGTTTCAGTTTTATCTGAATCTACTATTTTTGTTGATGTACCAATTTGTTTTACTTCGCTATCTGTCTCAATGTGTCGTTCAAAGGATTTATCTGTAATCTTCTGATCGGTTTCGCGAATCTTATTGCCTGCGGCATCGGTGCGCTCATACACTTCTGGGCGTTGCTGCTTGAGTTGTTCTCCAGGTGCAACACTCGGTACTGTTTTTCCTTGTGCTAACATAGTGCGTACAAAAGGCTGATCGCTTCGCCCATAAGCAAAACCTACTTCAACCATTGTGCCCACTTCAGGAAAAGCAAAATCTCCGCCTTGTGAACCTGTACTTGTTACAGGTAACGGTACTGCAGGATAAACTGGCACAGTTTTATCCTCGTTTCCGTTTTCGTCCAGTAGTTGCAACTCGACGGCATATTTTGGACGGAACGGATCGGAAATATCACCACCGCTTGAGGGATCTGCTATACCAACAACTTTAGCATACTTCGGCAAATGATAACCGCCAGCCAGTTCGGGGAATGTTTTTTCCATTTGGCGGCGTTCTGGGCTTTTTTGTTCTGGCTTGCCGTCTTTGCCTAAATTTTCCCACGAAAGCACATAATCATCGCCAGACAATTCTACTTTCTGAATTTTATTGCCATTGATAATCGCACCTGGTCGAATAGCAGCAGTAATCGGAATGGTCATATCATTGCTGCCGCTTGTTAATGTCATGCTTTCGTCAAACTCAATATTCTTATCTGCCCAGCGTGAATCTTTATGCGAACCAACAAACAAAGAACCGTCTGGCGATTGTTGCCACATATAATCTGCTATTTGATATTGTCGCCCAATATTGGCTAAAAGTTGATAACCGCTGCCGTTGTGAGTAAACAACGAAATCGGCGTATCCGCATAATCTGCTTGCGGCACCTTTACGGGAATTTTTGTTTGGCTTGTTATCCAAGCACACAAATCACGCAAAGTTATGTGTCTGTGAGAACAGTTTAAAGGCTTTTCAAACACAGCCACTTTTTCGCGAATAAATAATTTTTTATAGCCGTTTTCTGCACTTTGTTCACGCTCAACAATACCGTCAAACCATTTGTAATAGTGATCGTATTCTCCCATCTCAAAAACTGCACTTTTGCCTACACAATCTTTCTCAGTTAGCACAGTGACGAATCCACGTCCAGTATTATTCAACTCAAGGATAATTTGCTCATCTGAAAGTTCTAATTCTTCGCCGTCAATAATGCACGTTTTGATTATTTTCATCCGTCAATTTTCCCTAATTCTCTGTCAATCTTGCCCCAAAACGAATCGTCTTGCTTAGTTTGAGATTGTTCAGATTTACCACCATTTCCAGCCGCACTTTTATTTTCTGAACTTTGCGCTGTCGGGGCTTTTTCCCCTTGTGCTTTAGCTTTTGGTTTTTTCTTGCGCTGGTCTTTTTTCTCGGCAACGGAATTGACTTCACGCAACCTAAATGAAATCGACCACCCCAACTGCCCATTTTGCTCAGTTGCGGATACCTCTCCACTAAATTGCACTTCGCGCATATTCACGGCTTCAGCCACAGTACAAGATACCCGATATTTTGTTTGCTCGCCTTTGCCAGTTTCTGCTTCAGCTAAATTGAAAAGCTGAGTCAGCCATTCTTTCCTGTTGTATGGAATAAACCCCGTTACGCTTAACTCTTTGGCTTTTACGCCTTTATCTGATTTTTTGGTACTTGATTTTTGACCGCTCATGTCTTTTTCTTCACGTTTAACCGAAACCGACATTAAAATATTGTTTAAATAAATTGGTGCGCCATTTAGTGCAAGTTGTACACTGGGATTACGTTTCTGCATGTTGCAACATTCCTCTAATATTGGTTAAATCTGAGCCAATAAACATTACGCAAGCGGTAAATACATTACTGGATTTCGGCACATTCACTTTCATTTTACTTTCTGCGATTTCAAGATAATCCGAAACAACAAAAGCATATACATTCGCCGATGTATTCAACATTTTTTCGACTTTTTCATTATTGGCTTTATCGCGTTCTTTTTTAGCCGCCTTTAACGCCTCAATCATCGCCATCGGATCCTTAGTTTGCGCCGCAACCGCTGCAGATGTCGCATTGCGTAAAATACTTTGCATGGTGCGAGCAGAACCCGGCGTAATGTCTGCACTATTGGAAAATGATGGGCTTGCCATCGTTGGCGTTTTAATCATTTTCGTTTCTTGCAAATTTTTACTGGATTTTGCATAGTCTAACGCCTGCTTAAAGGTTGGCTCTGGCAATAGCTCACGCACGTTTTCCAACTCCGCAATAAACTGATCAATATTGCTACTTGTTACCATAATGACCACCACATCCTGCATGCCTTTAGGGCGATTCGGATCGGCATAATCAACCAACTTTGCCGCCAGTGCTTTCACGGCATTTTCGGGTGACAAATAGTGATTTGATTTTTCTTTGATACCGTGCGACCAATTATGCACACCTAATTTAGTACCACTTACAGATAGCGAAAAAGGGGAAATAATCCCCTTTTGTGCGTTTTGTAATGTTGTTTTTGCCTGTGGGGATAGTTTTAGTTTTTGTTGTTTCCACATATTAAGCATTACCTAAAATTCATTAGTTTTAAAACCTTCTGGATATTGTTTACAATTTAATTCACTTTCATAAGCTGTTTTGCAGTGATTGCGGTCAAAGAAAATGCCGTTGATTAAACGATATAACACTCGCCAGCGTTTTTTCGGTTTATCCGCTAATATCGCACCTCGATAAGTGCGGCTAGAAAGAGTCTCGTCCGCTGCTCCGCCCGTTAAGGCGTTAAATAGTTGGTCTATGGCAATGACCACGTGATAGCCATAGCGTGTTAATTTGCGTTTAATTGCCATTGCTCAATCTCCTGTTCAAGTGCGGTTAATTCTTCGGGGGTTTTTAACGCCAGTAAGCGGTCTTCAAATGCCTGACGTTGCCCTATAATGATGCCAATCACGACGGCAAACTGGGTAGATTTTTCAATCACTTTTTCAATGAGTATTTCGAGAGGCACACCACGATTTTGAGCAATTTGTGAAAGCATCGGTGTCGGTGTGTTGTGGTCGGCTTGCCACGCGAGAGCCTCTTTTTCTTGGCGGTAAAAACTTTCAATTTCTGTTTGTGGATACCCTGCCAGTAAGCTATTTTTAAGTTGGTCTGCTTTGTCCGCTAATTTATTGAGTAAGCTTTCTTTTTGTTGTGTAAAAAGTGCGGTCTGTTTTTCGGCTGAAATTTCCCATGTGAGGGTGTCAAGGTTTAACTGGTGTGCTGCGCTAGGTTGCGGATCAATTAATATAGGATTGCCCGTTTTATCTGCGATGATTTGCTTGCCTTGCGTTTGCCCATTTAACAAAGTGCTATATAAATCATTGGTAATTTGTACTGCATGAGCTGGGATATTATGGATATCGTCACTCAGAAAACACTTGTTTGCACTATCATAGTAATACATATTTAGACTCCTATTGTACGCCAGTAAATAACAACATCTCGGTCTGATTGTTGCCTTACCGTCATCCCAGTTTGATCTAGCGACGCTAAAACTGGGTCTTGAGTAACTCGTTTATCCGTCATCACTCCGTAAGACATCACAACATTAAAACAAGATGATGGAAACCTAATCGGGAAGGTAATATAAGTATCAGTTGTACGACCATATCCTCTGTTAAGTACAGCGAGCCCCCATTGTAAAATCATCCCATTTGGCAATTTACACCACCCCGTTTCGGCTAGATTTTGAGTAATAGATTGTGTAACTATCTCTCTTACTGACTGATTAAAATCTGTAATCTGACTAACCGTGTGCGTATGATTACGTTCTGCTTTATCTTGTAATCCTTGTGCTAATCGCCCTGCATCAAGCGCACCAGCATTAGTTACCTCGCCGTGGGATTTAATCCAAAAGATCACATCATCAAAACTATTAAGGGCTTTGATGCAAAGTTTTAGCACGAGAGATTTAGGGCGAGTTTCATCTCCACCTGTTGCCATTTTGCTGTCTAGTCTAGGCGTTAGCCATCCATTATCCGTCCAGTTATCATCACTTACAGTAGATACCAGTCCTGCATCGAGTTTATCGTTGTTATTTATGTACCCAATTAGACTTGATGATGGATGCTCAAGCCAATGAGCAAAAACTTTATGTGTATGTCGCTTGAACTCATCCTCTTGCGTTTGCCCCACAGACAAGCCATTCCCCGCATTACGCAAAAATCTATCAGCTACTTTAGGCACACTAGCAATTGAGCCATATTTGTCGATTAAGTGGCGATATAATTCGGGGTAACGTTGTTCGGTAACTTGTGTGGCAATCTCATCAAAGGCAATCCAGCCGTTAGGGATATTATCCACGGCAAAATAAGCCGTCATCCCCACATCGCTACGGGTTAAATCAGGAAGTTGGTTGCTGTTGCCCAAAGTGCGGTATAAATCGGGAAAGCTTTGGGCGTTGAACGTAGAACCGTCGGCACGTAAAAAACCCACAGGATTTGTTACCGCACGTGGAAATGATACTACTGCACCTAAAGGCAAGCCTTTTTTAGCAGCCTCGCCTACCGCATATTCGGAGGCAAATTTGTTTTTATCTGCTCCATCTGTTTTGTGCGATATTGGCAAAATACCTGGCTCTGTTTCTGTTGCTGGTTTTGCTGTCCATTTTGTATTAGCAAGCTCTTCGGCTTCCACACCTTTATCATAAGCTGTTTTAACCGCCGCACTGGTTGCGACGGTGTCTGCGCTATTACTATCTACTGCAGAGGATTTTTTACTATTCGGAATATAATTTCCCAAATTACGCGTAATTGCATCAATTAATGCTTTTAAGCCTTTAATTGCTTTCGGCGTTGCAGCCATATCTTCAGCATCTGAATCATAGCCTGAAAATAATTTTACAATCCCCTTTTTAACTAAACTTGCGATAGGTAACTTGTGCGTATGACCCAGTTTAGCTTTAGTGTTTTCAGTTGTGTCATCTAATGTAAGCGGATTCATGCCTAAAAACGGCGATAGTAAACGGCGATCTGTCACATTACCTTGACTATCAATATCCGCAAGAATTTGCACATAGTGTTGGCGGTTTGCCGTATCTAAATAATCCGCTTTTGATTGGGTGAGATACTTAATTTCGGTTTGATATTCGCCCGTTACGGTGCAATGATGCACCACATCCGCATAAATAGAACAAGGCAAGCTATTAGCAGTAAGATGATGCTCTGCGCCTAAATCCATACGAACGCCTTCAACATAAGCCGTGCCTGGTTGAATCGTAAATTGATTGCCTGTTTTACGTTTAACCAGAAAACTATCATCGAAAAATACTGCTCTGCCATACAGATCGCGATTGGTTAAACGAATTTTTTCATCAAGTCCATGTAAGCGCACAGTAAAATCAATTTGCCAAGTGTTCGCATTGACATTAATGCCCGTTAGAGCTTTTGCGCCACTAAATTCTAAAAGCATATTGCGCGTAATACTGTTGCCTTGCACAGCATTTTTATTACGGATTTTTTTCACTGTATCCGTTTGCACCGCAACGGCTAAAAGATTTTTAGAACGATTAATCAAACCAATAAAATTGAAATCAAAATCGCCTACTTCCGTACCAATCGTCACAGAATACACAACGGCATTTTCATTAATCACGCCACTTTGCGATACGGCTTGGCGATGTACAATTTGTGCCGATGTCGGCATAGTGAGATATTGCGCAAGATTGTTCTCGTTTAACCCTGGAATATTGGCAAAAATGAATTCATCAAACTGTACTGTGCCACGTGCAATAGTTTGTTCTGCAACGTAGCGTTCAAATTGTGGCGTAATTAAACTAGCCATAAATAAACCTCTTATTGTTGTTATTATCAGTTTACTTTCACATAAAAACTTTGGTGATCATGATTAAATTCGCCGTGATAAATACTCACAGTTTCTTTAGTGATCACTTCAAAGGTATAACGCCGACAAGTGCGGCCATATTTTCGAATGATTAAATTGAGTAATTCTGTTTTCTTTGCTAATTGTGAATCACTGATTCGAATTTTGATAACATCCCAATTTTCTCTGTCAAAACGTTCTTCAATTTCTACATAGCCAATGCCTAAGCGTTCAAAAATACGGATAAAGCCCGCTTTACTGCCAGCATCTTTCGCATTTAAAAAGGCATATTTCACGCGCTTGCGGAATAGCTCTAACGGCTCGCCCTCAAATCGTTCTACGTCGCGTTGATAGGCGATTAAATTTAAAATGCGTTCACTGCAGTGTTCTTCATCTAAAATATTGAAGGGAAATTTGACCGCACTTAAAACATAATCCCACCATTTTCCGAATAGCACGGCGATTTTGCTTAATTCGCCTTTATCCATCCAAAAGGGCAATTTTATTTTCATTTTTTCCCCTTACTTTTGGACTGTGACGGATAATTGCTGAATGCGTGGAATAGATAACTCGCTTTGAATGTCGATTTGCCCCCATACGATAGATGCAATTTCGCTGATGTTGTCGTGAATTTCCTCGCCCAATTTCGACCAACTAAAACGGCTAAAAGGGTAAGTCCTTGTTACGCCATAATTATTATTTTCGCGAAATGCGCAGCGGATCATATTTTCCACTTGTTGCACGATTTCTTGTTTACGCACATCGCCGACAAAAATAGATGGCTGGAAGTAAATGGCGCACGTTAAATTGTGTTTAGTTTCTGGCATGGCGTAGCAAATTAAATCGTCACCGTGTCCATGAAAACCCTCGTCACGCACATGGCGATTGACTTTATCAATAAACGGCTGACTGGTTACACCCGTGTCCAATAACAAATAAGCGTTTGCCGTACCTGGCCCACGTGGCGCATCGTGTTTAAAATAAATTCTGTCCACCGATAAGGCGGCGACTTTCGCAATCATGCCTTTGTAAACGCTGTCGATATGGTGTTGCCCAACACTCGAAAATTGTGTGCGGTAACGTTCACGTAATTCGTCGTTAGTTTCTCTGTCAGCACCTGGCGATGTTAGCCAATCTTCTAAATTTTCTACCGCACTTACCCCTGCGATAGATTCTGGCAAAATACGGTAATAACCTGCAGCCAAATTGAAATTTGCGCCAGCCTGCTCTGCGATTACTGGCACAGGCGCGCGCAACACACCTTTAGGAATAACGGTGTCTTGCGTGACAATCAAACGGAAAATCACATCATTAATACGCTCTGTCTGAATCACAGTGCCTGCTTTAATGGTAAGATCGGTCACATCGCTTTCTTTTGTAAAATGCACGACACCTTCTGCTTTTGTTGCAGCTTTAAAATCTAAACCCACTGCCCAGGCTTGAATTTGTAACCAACTATCTTTTGCAGTTTTTACAAATAAATTCGGCAGAATTTCAGCAATAAAATGATCTGTCAGCCACTTCACAGGCTTAACAGCAATGGCAGTGATTAATCGCCAGAATGGACTCATTCGGCTTGTATTAGTGATTAACCCTTCTTTTTCGGTTAAGCGTTCAAATTCTTGTCGGATTTGCGTTTCTTCTGTGGGCAATCCGCTTTCAGCTAACATTTGTTTAAAATTTTCACTCATTTAAACGTAACTCCAATTCATCAAGTCGCCCAAATTCATAAGTTTCAGCGGTAATAAATAACTGCCCTAAACGTTCTTCGCTAATGGAAACAGTACCTGGAATCAAGCGCACATCTTCTTCAACCAATAACACCATTTGCAAAATAATATCGCGACGTAAAATGCGAGAACGCTCTGCGATAAGTTGTGTCGCCAATCCACTTTCTAAAATGGCGTGTTTAATATCTTGCGCAATAGATATTCGGTTATCGCAAATTAACGGCTGATTGCCGCTATCTAGCGTAATGTCTTCGCCCGTAATCAGTAAATCAAGGTAAAGTTTTTCCATTTATCACCCTGCCGCCAACTGTTCTTTATTGCGCAATTTCTGCCAAATTTCTTCACTGTTGTTACTATTGATAGTGACACCACCATAATTTACGGTACGTTGTTCTGTGCGGTTTTGTGTCAATGTTTTTGTCACAGAACCTTGAGGCATTGAGTTTAATTGTGGTTGTAAACTATCGCTTAAGCTGAAATTTGAACCGTCTGATACCCCAGTGGCTAGTGCGGGGCTTAATGCTTGTGCGGTAGGGTTATCTTTCCACTCTGGAATTAACGGAATATTAATGCCAGGTAATGAGTTTGCTTTTTCAATAATAAAATTCAGCATTTTGACAAAAGCATTCACAATACCTTGGAAAGCATTTAAAAAGATGTTTCCTAATGCATCACCAATTTTTAGAAAACTATCAATCGGTGCGCTACTATCCCATAGAGTTAGCACGGCTTGCCAACCATCTATAATACTATTCACCACAATAGAAAACACATCTGCCAGAAAGCTAAATCCCTGCGCAACAAATTCAACTGCATCAAGCACCGTGTTAAACACAACGCCCAGCGCATAGCCAAGATCAATACCGAATTGTTGAAAACTATAAGCTGAATCAGAAGCACCGCCAAATAAGCCAATAATACGCCCAATAGTTGTGCCGATTTTTTGCAATGCTCCCCACACTAAAGAAAACGCATTAAATAATGGGTCAAGAGATACACTCGCAGCTTTAAAACCTTGGATAAATCCACTAATAAATTGCATAAATTCATCACGGAATTTATAAATAAAAATTCCCAATCCCACGATTGCTGCAGTAACCAACATAATAGGACTTGCAAGAAAAGAGAACGCCACACCAATAGCCGATATAATGCCACTCATTAAAGTCAATGCAGCAGTTAAACCTGTAAAGCCTATCAATGCCCCCACAGCATAACCAATCCAACGTGCAATATTTTTATAGGTTTTGAGCCAATCAATAAATTCTTGTCCTAGATCTGCCACCTTGTGCATAATAGGATCAAGTTTTTTCAATATTTCGCCCCCGATTGCTGTTTTGACACCCGTTATAATTTGACTAAGGCGAGACCAAGGATCAACCATTGAACGAGCCATTTGTGCCAAGGCTTTTGTGTCGCTGACTTTTGCAATATCGGCGATGTTATTTTTTAATTCTTTCGTTTTCGGCAAGAGTAATTTAATTAAATCGACTGCTTGATCACTGCCAAAGGCTTTTTTCAGTTTTGCTGCTTGTGCGACATCTAAGGTATCGCCAAATTTACCTTTAATTTTGTTAAGAATGGTTACCATATCTAGCATATCGCCATTGGTATCAACAAAACTTAAGCCTAATTCTTTTTGCGCACCACTCACGCCAGCTAAAAAGGCTTTGTATTTTGTCCCTGCTTCGCTTCCGCTCATTGTGGCTTGTAAGTTACCTAACACGCCAAATTGCTCTGCCACATCAATTTTTGCGGCTTTTGCGGCTGCGCCTAAAGAGGTAAATGCCGCACTCATTCCATCGCCTGAGGTTTTAAACATTTTCACCGCAAGGGCAGTCTGCCCTGCGATTTTGTTTACCCAATTTGCATTCCCTAGTTTGGCAGCATCTTCAGCAAAAATACCGTACATTGTGCCCATATAATTTGTAATGGTCGCTGCGCTGGCTTTTGTGCCCTTGGCTAATAAATTTGATGTTTGGGTAAATTCGGCTAATTCGTTACCATTTAGCCCTGCAATCGCTGATTGAATATCGTAAGAAGATCGCACAAAATCCACCGCACTTTCGCCATATTGACTGGAAAAATTAAGGGCAGTTTTGCTGAGTTTTTCTAAGGCGGTGTCGGCAACACCCAGTGAGCGAACTTCGCCTATGGCGCGATTTAACTCAATGGCGGGATCTAGCGCGCTTTTTAAGGCAAAGCCTGCACCGACAATACCTGCCACACCCAGCCCGATTTTTTTCATTGCTGCTTCGCCACGTTTGCCCAAATCATCAATAGACTTCATGACCCCTTTCAACGGTGCTGAAAGTTGGTCTGTTAAGCTGATGATATATTCAAGCCCTTGTGCTGCTGACATAATGAAATCCTAAAAGACTTTGGCGATACCGCTTGCGACGGCGTTTGCCTGTTGTTCAAAATACTGTTTGTGTAACCATATTGCGCGCGCTAAATTGTAGTCGCTATTATCGGCGTGTGGTAAATAGTGCATACGTAGCGCAATGGCTTGTGATAACCCGTTGCGCTCGATACTTGCCACACGCTCCGTTAGTTTTTTACGGTAATTTGAATTTCTGGCACAAACACTTCATTTACTTTCGCTGCTAGCTGTGCCGCCAGTGTTGGCACGTGAATAATTTCAAGCAATGCCTCTTTTTGTTCGCGCGCAACAATCGCCAGTAAATAATCTTTGATAGGTGTCACTTTATTGTTACTTTCAATGTCATTTAACATTTGATCGTAAGCCGCGTTATCTCGAATAAAGGTAAAATCAACGCCTGCAATGTTTAATGTGACGGAATCTTTAAGATTTCCAGTCAGTTTTTCTAACAAGGATTGCGCTTGTGTTTTTTCCATTTTTAGTTTTCCTTTTCGTTTTGGTTGTTAAAATCGGTAATGCACTTGTTGATGGAGGCATACGCTGTGGTGCAAATCTCCAAGCGGTCTAAGGCTTGATTTAAACCCTCTGCCAAATCGCCGTTAGTGCGAATATTCACGCTTAAGGCTCTGCATTCGGTGGTTTGTGGGCAAATCAACCGAATATTATTTGACTTGGGTGCGGTGGTTGAGCACGCTAGCAACATCGTTAGGCACGTGGCCATAAGTCCAATTTTTATTTTCTGCATTGTTTAGCACGTCCTTTAGTTGTTGGCTGCGTTGTTCGGCTTTTTTGTTTACTTGGTTGAGTTGAGAAGTCAATTTTGCATTTTGCGTTTCATACCGTTGCAACATCACTTTATTTTGTTCGATGGTTTGTTCACTTTGTTTAAGTAAAAGTGCGGTGGTTTCTGCTTGCTTTTTATAGTGCAAGGTGGAACCAATACAGCCTACAAACACAATCAAAAATACACCGATAAATAAGGCTTTAAATTCCATTATTCCCCCAAACATAGGGCTTTTTCTTTTGCTCTGCGGATTTGTAAGCCTTTTAGCACACGTCCGCCTGATTTGTTAAAATCTTCAATACGATTACACATTAATGTCCAGTTTTCCGCTTGTGCTGCGCGATAAATCGTGGTTGCGACACGTTTACCTTGGGTTTTGCTGTAATAGGTTTTGATGTTGCCACAGCCCACATTAAAGGCAAGTGAGGTCATTGCGTCATATTGATTTTGATTCATCTTTCTGCCGTTAAAATCGGCATTAATGCAATTTTCAGCCTCTTTGATGTTTTGGCGTAAATCAGCTGCCACTTCATCAATAGTTAAAATTTTGCTTTTATCTACGTTATGGGTGTTTCCAACCCCATTTGTCCACACATCAGAGGGGCACTTATAGGGATTACGCACGCAACCTTCTAAATTCACAATCATTGACACCGCTTTTGGGCTGACTTGATTTTGTTGTTGCGCTGGTAAGCCTTTCTGCTGGGCAAAAAAAGCGGCTGCGACAGCTGCGGCTGAACATAAAATCATTGCACCAAATTTTTTACTCATCTATTGCTATCCCTAATTTTTTTGCTTCAATTTTTGCTACCAACATTTTGTAGGCTAATTCATCTTTGCGTGCTTGTACGTCTTCTTTGTATTTTCGGTAAGCGATCCATACAGATACCGCACCAAATAAAATACCGAATAATGATGCCCATTCATGCAAGCTATATCCTGAAATAAGCGCAGTGAGTGAGCCAATAAACGGAATTGTGCTATCTATTTTGCTATTCATAAAATTTCCTTAAAACATTTAGGAAACTGACCGCACTTGCTTGTTTATTATTGTTATACGTCAGCACAGTCAGCCCCTAAATTCGCTTAGCCGAGAAGATCGCGTGTATCTTCATCAGATAAATACGATACCCCGTTAATACGTACAAAATCTGGGCTTGTCACAAAATATTTTAGTTTTTTCATGGATTTAGCCCCGCCCTTCGGATCGATATTTAACACATCCGTTAAAATAATCTTATTGCCAAAGGTTTCCACTTTGTCGCGAATCCCACCACGTTGTGCAAAGAAGGTAAAATCCGTTTCGGGTAAACTGCGATAACTTCCTGCTGCTGCGGCTGCAGCTGATAATTTTGAGAAATTTTTTGCATCTAATTCAATTTCGCCTTCTGCTGCCACATCACCGCTTACCCAACCATCAGGAATCCCACGTGTTTGTGCGACGGCACTATTATCAGTAATAGATAAGCTGATGGATTCAGCGTGAATAGGCAACCCGAATAAATAGAAGTCAAAACTCATTCCGCTAATACGTTCCATTGTTTACTCTCCTAAGCTGTCTAAATCTAAGAAAATATTTGCCGTAATATCTTTCGGGCAATCGTAAGGGCGAACCTTGATGTAAATTGTCACCTTGGTTTTGCTTTGCCACACAATCGTGATGGCATCATCTTTCGGTGGCATACATTCTCCAGGGAAATCCTTGCCGTTGATCGTTGCGGATTTGCTCATATCACGAAGCGGTTTGGCGAAATAATTTTTGTGATATTCCGTGCTTGATGTTGTAGAGTTAAAAGAACGATCTGCAATCTTCGCAATCGCTAATAAACGCACTTTACGCGCCACTTTATCCACTACACGTACGTTCTCAATCACTTGATAATCGCCCCCTTCTACGTCTAAAGTGCGACCGTCCGCCCAGTAGTAACCGTCATAGTCTGGATACCACATCGGCACAGAATAACGTGCAGTTTCAAGTGATTTTAAATGCGCAAGGGTAAGTTCATTGCCGTCTTTATCCAGTGGTTTATTGGCACTGCCTAGGCTCACTAATGCGCCTGTTTGTACCCGTGCAGGGCTGTCTGCCACGGTGACGGCACGATTTGCTAATCGCCCTGCCAATACGCCTGTTTCATTGCCAAATAATAAAGGCACTAAGCAAACGTGGTCGGCGACAATGGTTTGTTGCAAAGTGGTAAGTTTCTGTACATATTGATCCCATGTTTCACCGTCAGATTGATCATGATTAATACCTTGTACAGCTTGGATAAAGAAGGTACGACGACCGAATTTAGCAAGTAGTTCTGCATAGCATTCTTGCAGTTTGCCAATACTTGCTTTATCTACGCCTAAATATCTAGTATTGACACAATATTCAAAAGAGGCTGTTTGATTGGCTTTTTTCACACATTCGACAAAGTCGTAACCGTCTTCTTGTGCGATATACACGTGTGCGAACCAGTTTTGCCCAGCATTAAGCATTGCCGCACGCACTTGTTTTTTTAAGTCGGTATCGGTTTCGCCAAATACTTTGTCAAAATCAGAATCGGGCGTTAATGCCAATAACTTTCCTTGATTAGTGGTGCCTACGCCAACAAATAATGCGTGGCGTTCAATTTCCTTGGTCTCGCCACTTAACTGATTAAGGGCGTTAATTTGTACAGATGGGAACATTCGTTACTGTCCTCTTATGGTTGTGATAAAAAATTTATTTTTTAGAAAACTTCTTGTATTCAATCCAAGCACGGATAATTTCAGGCGAACGCCACACTGCAATAGCAATCAGTAATAATGCAAAGAGTAAATAAGCGTTGTTCATCGTGGAAATCTCCTTGATTAGTTGGATAAATTGAATATAATCATTCATATTAATTAACTCCTTATTGGTTAATGGTTTGTAAGGGGTTTACAACCTCGAATCATTGCAGTGATTCGGGGTTATTTTTTTGTCTTTCTATGGCTGTAAGTGATAGCCTGCTTTTTCAAAGCCTTTCAATAATTCTTCGGTAATAATGTCGGCGTTTCGTTTTGGGTTTTCATCTAAAAATTCACGCTTCGGCATTTTGTAAGAAACTAAACCTTGCGGTTGGTTGATCTCTTTTTGTTTTTCCATCATTCGTATAATTAAACCTGCTTGTCCGCGTGACATGGTTTGTTGAATGCTTTTTAAGCGCACTTTTTTATATTTTTGTTTACCTGTTTTGGTTTTCCCATTGCGCACTTGATAACCCAATTCCCTTAGCCGACGTGCTTGTTTTGGTGTCGCGGGTTTGTGATTTTGTGCCAACAATTTTTTTAAGGCTTTTTTGTCTTTTTCCGTTTGCTCAACGGGTACCTCTAAACCGTATTGGTGTATCGCACGGACTTTTGCCCAATGAGATTTTTCATAAAACAGTTTTCCACGTTCGCCTTGTTGCTCTAATTTAGAATTTAAATTAGCCGCACTTTCTTTCAGCAATTTATTTTTACGCACGCCACCTTTTAATTTTTTCTTTCTAGGTGTCCAAGTTTTACCGTCTGGCGATTGTTGATGAGTCACATTTTTTTCAGCATTCTTTTTTAATCGCCACAATACTTTTTGCATCACTTGATTACGCATTTGCGGCGTAAGGCGTAAATACAGTAATGTATGCTTTAATTTTTCTACCGTGCCAGGCTTTAGCCCCATTAAAATGCTCATTGTTCAACCGTCGCCACAACATCAATATATTCAGCCGTAAAGACTTCAATTTCATCTAAACGATAATTCACACCATCAATTTTTAATTCGCCTTCGCTATCTTCCATTGCCGTCAGTGGCTCACGGAAAGCGATAGTAAAGATTAAATCTGCCGTGTTATCATCGATAATGTCTAAATCAAATGGGATTTCACTTTCATCCAGTACATCTCGCATTTGGTCGTTTTCGTTTACCCACACTTGAATATGTGCCATTAAATAAGCGGGGGAAATTTCATTAAATGGCAAAGCCTCAAAGTGAAATACACCGTTATAAGAAAGATGACAGACTTCTATGCCGTTTTCCGTCACTTGTCGCCCTTCATTCAATAATTTGCCGTCTTCAATCCAGCTGTAAAAATTCCCGTGATAACGTTTCGGCAATTTTGTGAGTAAAAACTCCGTCAGTTGCTGATACCGCATTTTCTTTACAGCAGCCATACCGATCCCCGTTTTTTACCTTTCAATGTGCGGATAGCGTGGGTTGCCTCTGCCAATAGGCTTTTTTGCTCGGTCACGTAATCACGATTTTGATGAATCTCACGCCCTGATATGGTGTTAAATTCAGGTAATAATTCCGCTTTCGCTCTGGCAAATACCGCTTTTTTATAAAGAGTTTCGGCATAATTTTCGCCATTAATCAGAGGGCTTGAAATTTCTGTCACAGAATTGACCGCACTTTTACGATAACTTTCTGCTACGTCAGCTAAATCCAAATCCACCCCTTGCATTGCCGCAACTAACGCTGCTTTTACCATTTCAACAGGAATTTGTAATGGAATGGCGCGTTGCTTTTGAAATTCTTCCACGTAAATATCTGACCAAAAGCCGTTATTTGTGATGACGGTATCGTCATAATCTTGTGTTCTGCCGTTAAACATTGCCTTCCTCGCTGTTTTGGAGTGGGCGGGCAGTGAGTTTTTCAATAACAAGATCAAAATCAATTTGGCTTGGTTCCAAACTCAAGCCCGCCACTTGGGGAAGACGGTTCGGGTCGTAATCGCCCGATTTTGCCAATGCGTTTAAACGCATGACACAACGCTCAATCATATTTTTTACACCCGCTTTCTGATTGAGTTGGAAAGCGCGGTTACACAATTGGATAGCCAGTACAAGGGTTTCGGCATCATCAATACCACTGGCTTGTACTTTGCCTTGTGGACTGCGTAAAAGCAGTGCCGCCGCTAATTTGAGCCACTTCGCCGTGACAATTTCGTGCAACTTCCACTGGGTCGCCACGTTTTTAAAAGTTTGCGTAAAATATGGCTCCACGGATTGACCTGCTGAGGCGGTTTTATCGGTCCAGTTGTAAATTTGGTCTGCGACAAAATTCGGCAATGTGGTTTGCCACCCTTGCGGCATAGATTGATTTTGCTTAATTGCTTTCTCAGCCAATGACAAGGCTCGGTCAAAATCAGCAATGTCAAACAAATACACAATGCAATAAACCAAGTAATCATTCTGATAAATTGCCCCTTTATCTAAATATTCATTCACAAAGGGCAACCACTTCGGCAAAAAGCGGTCACGCTTGTAATCTAATTTTTCGGCACGTGTCGAGAATGCGCGTACTGCGTTCACATCATTTTGTAAGGCGATTTCAAGCACGGCATAATCATTACCGTGAGTCGCAACCGCACTTTGTTGTGTAATGCTCTCTGATACTTGATTAATTTCTGCTAGTGCCTGCATTTGGCGTTGAAAATCTCGCATTCCCATTTATTGTTAATTCCTATACTTCGCCGTTTAATTTCACTTTGGTGTGGTCGATTGCGGTCATTAAACCTAAATCTTCCACAACATAGCCTTCTTGTCGGTAGTAAGATGTCACCAAACCTTTTTTATCTTCATCGTTACGTAAAGAGCGACGTACACTTTCAGCCTCGGTGTACACACTTAAGTTTTTAAGCGTTGTTACTGCTGCAGCACGTGCTGGGAAGTTTGGCGGGGTAATGGCGTTCATTCCACCAAATGAGCCCATTAAGTTATGTGAACCTAATGCGGCTTTTTCCGTAGGGGTTAAGCCATGTTTTTTCTGAATGAGTTTCGTTTCTTTGCTGACTAAGTCTGCACCAACAAGGAAGACTAAGTCATTACGGTTTTGATGACGGAAATCTAATCCTTGTTTTAAGTCAAAGGCTAAATCATCAAGGTTCGCGTAATCGGCATTATCACCAAAAATGGTAATTTTGCCTGAGGATTTTGTAGATTCGGTCATAAAGTTGGCCGCACGTTGTTCTTGTAAAAGTTTCAACCAGCCTTTATTCACATCTGATAAATCCGTTTTTGTAGTGTTAGTCGCCACGCTTTGACCATTCCAGCCAATTTGCAAAATATCAAGGGCAACTTGGTTTTGGAAATATTCGCTGTAAAGTTCTACAAGACGGTCTTTGAAAATTGCGAATGAATCAAATAACGACCAATTCACTAAAATGCCGCTATCGGTTTCGGATAACTCATACCCGTTTTGAGAGTGATCTAATGTTGCAAGGTTTCGGCCTGTTTGTTTACGACCGGTTACGCCTTTTTCGGTTGCACCGAATAATTTAGTACCTTTAGTATGCGCAACTTGCACCATGTTAATTCCTTTCAAGAAATCAGAACGCTGTTGAATGTTTTCGCCCAATAATGCTGCTTCAGGTGCTTTAAGTGCAAAACTTTCTCCACGCAACACTGAATCAAGAGGTTGATTAAAGTGTTTCGCTAATGCTGCCGCTAGGGCGTAATACGCTTGTTTATTCATTGTTAGAATCCTTTTGATAAGTCGATGTTGTAACCGTTTAAGCTATAAACATTTTCTTTTTCAACGGTTGGTACACCGCTTGGCACGGTGGTTTGTTCTTGGCTTAATTCGTTGAATTTTTTATCCAACGCCTGAACCGTTGTTAAAAGTTGATTGAACTGCTCTGCTGTTACGCTTTGCGGTTGTTCATCTTTCTTTTCTTCTGGTTTGTTTTCTGGTTCTTTGGTTTCTACTTTGGCTGAAAAATGATTGTCAATTTTTGCGCCTAAACCATTCACCGCCTCAATTAATTGCGCGAACTGTTTATCGTTCATTGCATCGTCCTCTTTATGATTGTTGTTATTGGGATTTGGTTGTTCTTCCGTTTGGGTGGAAGATGAAAATAACTTTTTAAAAACATTCGCTAAGGTGCGTAATGCCTTTTCTTCTTCAACATCTTCTTTTGCAGAAAAATCTACTTTGATAAATTCACCGCAAACACTGCCTTTTTGTTCAGCGTTGAAGAATTTTAATTCTGTAGTACCTACGGATGCTGGGGAATCGGTTACACCTAAGCCCGATAAATAGGCTTTTCCGCTGTTGCGGAAATTCGGGGTAATTTCAATACTGGTGAATAAGTATTGTCCTGCACGGTTGTATTCGATTAATTCTTTATTGGGTGCGATGATGGCAAAAAGTTGAGTTTCGCCTTTTTCATTTTCTTCGACTTTTAGCTCAATGACCTGCCCCATGTTGAACCAACGGCGATGTTCTGGCCATAAATTCGCGGTGTAGTGTTCTGGGTCGTAGGTTTCTGCCATTTCGTGCAATTCTTGGGCAGTGATTTGACGACCATCTACGGTGTAGCCCGATGTGGCGATACAAATAAAATCAGTTTTTAGTTTTGATTTGTTCATTTTAGAAATGCCTGTGTTTCGCTTTGTTTGCGTAAGTGCGGTCATTTTTGCCGATCTTTTTTACAAAATCACGGGGCAAAATTTGGATATCGTAGGATATAGGCGGATAACGTGCTATATCCTACGATATCCAATTTTTACTATTCAATTTTTGCTGTTTTTATTGCCACAATACTTGCCAAGAACACAAACAAACACTAAAACACATTAAAAGACGATGGCTGAACATAAACTAAGAAAGCGAAAAACAAGCCGTTATGATGACGAAGTGATTTATGCGGCAAAGTTTTTATATTTAAAAAAATACACGCCGAAAGAGATTGCTGAAGAATTAGGTTTAAATAGCACACGCCCGATTTATTACTGGGCAGAAAAATACAACTGGCGCAATTTAATCAGCGAAAGCGGAATTGAAGAATTAATCGCGTTACGCATTATCACGCTGACAGAGCGTGAAAATAAAAGCGATCAGGAAATAAAAGAACTAGAAGCCCTGATCGATAAAGATATTCAGTATAAAAAGCAACGTGCCGCAACGGTGGCGAAAGCCGTGGCAAAAAGTGCGGTCAATTCTGCGGAGGTTTCTCACAATGAACGCAGTTTTGCAAACAGCGGTGACGGTGACGAACGCAAGAAGAAAAAACGGGTTAAAAATGATATTTCCCACGTTACCCCCGAAATGTGCCAGCCGTTTATTGATTCGTTATTTGATTATCAAAAACACATCCGCGCTAACAAGCACCACGATGTGCGCAATATTCTGAAATCGCGCCAAATTGGGGCAACCTATTATTTTAGTTTTGAAGCGTTGGAAGATGCGATTTTTAGCGGCGACAATCAAATATTCTTATCAGCTAGTAAGCGACAAGCAGAAATCTTTAAAAATTACATCGTGAAGATGGCGAGGGAATATTTCGGTGTTGAGCTAACTGGCAACCCAATTATTTTAAGCAATGGCGCGGAACTGCATTTTTTATCGACCAACAAAAATACGTCGCAAGGGAATAGTGGCCACGTGTACGGCGATGAATATGCGTGGATTCGCGACTTTCAGCGATTCAATGACGTGGCATCAGCCATGGCAACACATGAAAAATGGCGTGAAACCTATTTCAGCACGCCCTCTTCCAAATTTCATGAATCCTATTCTTTTTGGAGTGGCGACAACTGGCGAGATGGCGACCCTAAACGCAAAAACGTGCCATTCCCAACTTTTGCAGAATTGCGTGACGGTGGGCGACTTTGCCCCGATGGTCAGTGGCGTTATGTGGTGACGATTGAAGATGCACTAAAAGGCGGTGCGGGCACGTTATTTAACATTGAAAAGCTGAAACAACGTTATAGCAAATATGCGTTTAATCAGCTTTATATGTGTGTTTGGATTGATGATGCGGATTCGATTTTCAATGTAAAACAGCTTTTAAAATGTGGTGTTGATAGCACGAAATGGAAAGACTTTAACCCGAAAGCGGATCGCCCTTTTGGTGATCGTGAAGTTTGGGGCGGATTCGACCCCGCACACAGTGGCGATGGGGCAAGTTTTGTGATTATTGCTCCGCCAGCCTTACCCAGTGAGAAATATCGCGTGCTTGCACGTTATCAATGGCAGGGGCTTTCCTATGTCTATCAAGCCAATCAAATTCGCGCCCTTTATGAAAAATACAATATGACCTACATCGGCATAGATGCGACGGGTGTCGGTTATGGAGTTTATGAATTAGTGAAAGAATTTGCCCGCCGTGCCGCCACGGCGATTATTTACAACCCCGAAAGTAAAACAGGTATGGTGCTGAAAGTGCATGATTTGGTTGAGCACGGACAGATTGAATGGAGCGAAAAAGAATTGGATATTGTACCGAGCTTTTTAATGATTAAGCACCAATCAACCAAAAGTGGCAATACGATGACATTTACGGCAGAACGCACCGTCAAAACGCAACACGCTGATGTATTCTTTGCCATTTGTAACGCCATTAATAAAAAATCCTTAAGTGATAAACCTCGCAAACGTCGCAGATGGAGCGTACTAAATGAAAACTAATGTAAAAACAGACAATAAAAAAGGGATTGTTATTGCCCCAATTAATGACCGCACTTTTTCATTAAATGAAATCAGTGCCTCGCCTGCACTAGATTATGTCGGCATAGGCTTTGATGAAAATTACAACTGCTATTTACCGCCAGTAAATCGTCACGCACTGGCAAAATTGCCTCATCAAAATGCACAACACGGTGGCATCTTACATAGCCGTGCGAATATGGTAAGTGCAACCTATGAAGGTGGTAAAGCCTTGTCTAAAATGGAAATGCGAGCACTATGTTTAAATTTAATTCAGTTTGGGGATGTTGGGCTTTTAAAAGTGCGTAATGGGTTTGGGCAAGTAGTACGTTTAGTTCCACTTTCCAGCCTTTATTTGCGCGTACGCAAAGATGGCGGCTATTCCTATTTGATGAAAAAATCGCTTTATGATACCGCACAAGAAATCTATCGCTATGATGCGAAAGATATTATCTTCATTAAACTTTACGACCCTATGCAACAAGTTTACGGATCGCCCGATTATGTAGGCGGTATTCAATCGGCATTGCTAAATTCTGATGCGACAGTATTTCGCCGTCGCTATTTTAGTAATGGGGCACATATGGGCTTTATTTTGTACTCCACAGATCCCGACTTAACCGAAGAAATGGAAGAAGAAATTGCAAAAAAAATCAGTGAATCTAAAGGCGTGGGAAATTTCCGCTCTATGTTTGTGAATATTGCGAACGGTCATCCTGACGGGTTAAAAGTGATTCCGATTGGCGATACTGGAACAAAAGATGAATTTGCCAACATTAAAAATATTTCGGCTCAAGATGTTTTAACCGCACACCGTTTTCCTGCAGGTTTAAGTGGGATTATTCCGACAAATACAGGCGGACTTGGCGATCCGTTGAAATATCGTGAAGTGTATCACTATGATGAAGTGATGCCATTACAAGAGATTATTGCAGAAACAATAAATCAAGATTCAGAAATCAAAAACTTATTAAAAATCAAGTTCCGCGAACAAAATTTCGCAAAATAAATCTTTGTTTTTAGCCTGTACAAAAAGCCATTCATTGATATAATTATTTGCAGTTATTTTTTGTGATGGCTTTGGGGAAAATGGCAAGAACAACAGATATTTACTGCACTGTTTGCAATTCAAAATCAGTTATCGAAAGATCTGAACGAATACACAGTGAATTTACAAGATATTATTGTGCGTGTAAAAACCCCCTGTGCGGTCACAGATTTGTCATGAATATGGAATTTGGTCACACAACACGAAGTAGCAAATTAACCAAAGATAAATTACTTGAATTAGTTTTAAGCAAGCTTTCAGTAGAAGAAAAAGCCAATTTAAGAAAAATATTAGATGAATAAAAAGCCGCTAGAAATAGCGGCTTTTATTATGCAGAAAGTAATCTATTTGTTGCTAGTTGAGACAAAAAGTTACTTCTATTCTTATATTCTGGATGAGTGGCAATAAACTGATCAATGCGGTGCAGTAATAACGCTGGAACCGTAATATTAATTTTTTCCGCCTTACCCATTAAATGAGATAAATCAACATCAACAACAGTGACAATAAAATCTTTATATTCGGGCTGATTAATATATTGTTCTATTGGGTTAGATTTAGGCAATTCTTCACCATCTTCTAACATCCCTTCAATGTGAAAAGAGATTGCTTCTTTTGCGTTTAACATCGCTTCTGATAAGGTATCCCCAGCGGAAAAACAGCCTGGCACATCTGGCACAGATACCACATAACCATCACTTACTTTTTCGATACAAATTGGGTATAACATTTTTTCTCCTATTCTCATAAGGGGGGCTTTACAGCCCCGCTTGTTTTTTAATGCTTTTTTCTAAATGCCCCAAGTCTTTCCTTGGGTGGGGAATCGTGACCGTTCCCTTTTTTGTAGGATGTTTGTATTGATGATGACTACCTTTAACTCTATCTAAATACCAACCGTCCTCTTCTATCATTTTTATTGCTGTTTTGCTATCCACTGTTTCTCCCTCTTGCCTTTCAATGGTGGTTATTATACCTACTTAAAAAAATAAAACAACTATTTTATAGGTATAATAACCACTTTTTTTAAAAAATTATTGCAACATCCCTTTTTCTTTCATTTCATGCAACGACACATAAGACGATTTCAAACTTCCGTAAGGTGCTTTTGGCTCAAATAGCACCAACATTTGCGGTTTGTTGTTTTGGTCTGTTTCCTCGCCTGTTTCGTTATTGATGAAAGGGATACGAGAATTGGTGATATACACGATTTCTTTTGCATTACGCACACACATATCGAACCATTTTGTTGATCCGTCCACATTAAGCAACATCACCACCGTTTTGTTATGTAACACGCTTTGCTGGATAGCGCGCAACACAAACGGCAACGGGTTACTATACGGCGGATTCATCCAACAATAACGTCCTTGCCAATCTGCGGTTAGCGTATCTTGTTCTGGGCTGATAAAGTTTTTCACTTTGGTGTTGTGTTCCATAGCACAAGCATCTAGATCAAATTTGATGTTGAAATATTGTTCCGCATAATAGAAAACCCACCAAGGTGTAGCCCATAAGTCTTTATCTGATTTTTTGGTATTGGATTTGTTCATTATTTTTACTCAAAGAATTGCTAATAACCACGAAAAAAGACCCACTACACCACCGATAAACCCTGCAGCAATCGCAAGCAGAATTAATTCAAAATAACCTGGCGTATAATGTTGTTCAAGCCGTTCTATTTCTTTTGAAAAATAGCGACAAATAAGACGATTAGTTTCGCCTTGTGTTTTTACCCAACTTGCGGTTTGTTGCGATTGCACAGCAAGATCCCACACTTGCGCTTGTAAATTTTTCAGATCAATTTGACCGCACTTTTCCGCACGTTTTGCCGCTAAGATTCGGCAGATTTGTTTCTGTTTTCTTTTATTCATTTGCGTTTTCTCCTATTGAATACGTTGTTTTTTATGAAAATCTTTGAGCTTTTGAAGGTTTCTTGGCACAGGGGAAAGGGACGTCATCATGTTTTGATTCCGTTTCACTAACTGCACATCGTTTTCGGTGAGTTCTAAGGCTGTATATTTATCTATGGTTAGCCGTTTATACTTGAATAAATAGTCTAACTTTTGTGCGCTAAGGGGCGCGCAGATCGGTTGTGTCAGTAATTTGATCTTTTGCTCAAGAATTGAGCGGTTACAGTTACTGACACAAGTCCAAGGCGCACTGCGTGCGCTATTGTTAGCGGTTGAGCTACGCTCAACCATAGATTCTGTGCGTTGTGCAAAATCTTGTGGGCGTTTTTTAATTTGCCATTTTTTGGTGCGTGAAATGACTTGCTTTAGGCTGAATCTATTCGCTAAACCAATAATGGCTTTGCGTTGTTCGCCATATTTATTAGCAGGTTTAGTTTCGTAATCGAGCTTGATGGGTTGATCAGCACGTTTAGCAAGCGCACCACCTTGAATTTCCATATATGCCGCATAGTCATTTGCGATGCCTGCAGCTGCTTGGGCTTTATTGATAATTTCATCATCAGCTTGACCGCTGATTAATCGGCGCAATTCACGCCAAACACAAATGGATGCGCCGCCGTAGAATTGGAACTGACGAATGCCCCAACGGCTCGCCCATGCACGAACACGCAAGGCATTGTCGTGTAGGCTTAGTGTCGGGTCTTCATCTGACACTTCGCCAGCAAGGGCAAAACCGTCAATATTTTTCGCAATGTATTTGGCAATGTACGCCGTTGCGCTGCCTTTTGTTTTGTCGCATTTTTCCACTTTGCAGCGGTGTTCTGCTGCGCCTTTTTCATTGCCGTCTAATTCTAGGGCTTTTTGTTTAAATAAGCGGATGACTTCTTCTTTATGTTCTGCTGGCACATAAGCTAGCGCATGCCAGTGTGGCGTGCCGTCTTTGTGCGGCTCTGCCACTCGCATACCGTAAAATTTAATATTACGTTTCGACAATAACGCACGGAACTGTTGCCACACTTTGTTTAGATAATTTTGTGTCTCGCGTGGATTCACCCCCGACCATTTCTTATTGCCGTTTCCTGCGTGGAATGATGATGGCGCAGTGAGGGTTAAAAATAAGGCTTCATTGTTGTTTTCTTCTGCCCACTCTTCCAAACCACGCAAGCGCACCATCATTTCATTTCTGCGTAATGCTGGGTTAGAAGATGATTTCAAGAACATGTCGAAAAGCTCGACCTGTTCTTCTGGGTTGTCGATGTTCTCAATAATCATCGCACGCAAGTAATCGTGATTCTTGCGTTGTTGCAGTTGCCATTCTTGGAAACTTTGATTAGAGATATAACTGGCGGCATTGGCGCGCACCTCGCCACAGGCAATAGCGATATGCTCGACCATACGTTTTTGTATGTCTCGCATTTGCTTAAACCACCATTTTTCGCACGTCAAGCGAATTAAAGTGCTATCAATATGTTCGGCTTTGATGCGTTTGTCATTTTCTATTTTTTCCCAGTGAGGGATTTTGAAACCTGCAGAAAAGGCGATTTCGCCACACCATTTATAGAGCTGATAGAAATAGCCTTGAATGTCGCCCTCGTTGTCTTTTTCGATGCCATTTTTTAAAAAGTGGGAGCAATCACATTGAAATCGAATAAATGCCGCTGCCATTTCATACGCCATTTTTTTCAATTTACTTTCGGTGATTAAATAGAAAGGTAATTGTTTTTGCTTTTGTTGGGTGCCTAACAGTCGAAAATGAAAACCGCTGTAATGTAATTCGTTGTAGTGTTTGGCAAGTTCTTCACGGGTTGGTACGGTGGAGAACTGCACGGCTTGTTGCATTTCATCTTTGACAGATAACAACCATTGTGGGGTGTTGATGAACGCTTGCAAAAAATCTACGTTCACGTTGTATTGTGAAAAGACTTTTTGTAAACGCACATCTAAGATATCGCGTAAATAATCGTTCGCGTGGCGGCGTTGTTTATTGCCGAGTAAAAAAGCAATGGATCCATCGTCTTTTACAGAGCGATAGGCTTTAAGATAAAGTTTGCGGAAATATTCACGCTGACGTTGGCGAGGTAGGTTTTCAAGTTTTTGTTCGATAAACTCAAAATCAACAGGGTTTGTGGCGAACAATTCTAGCTGCAGTGGCGTATAGCAGCTTTCATCAAAAGGCAGTAAAGTGCGGTCAAATTTATGCCCATTTTCTGCGGCCTGATAACGTTCACAGGCAACCACCGCCATATGTGCCTTTTTGGCACTGACGGTGCTGTCACGTTGCTGTTCCCACGTTTGCATATTCATTTTGGCTTATTTATTATTAAAATTCATCTAAAATAAATTTAGATGAATTAAATTAATAGATATGAATAAAAAAGGGTTTATGCCTGCGCATAAGTGGCTTGAATTTCGGCGATGCGTGTTACTTCGCTGTGAATGGCGTGTAGCACGTTGCACATATCTTCAAGGGTTTCTACTTTCTCATTCATCAATTCACAGTAAATCAGCTTGTCCAACAAGGAAGGTAAATCCTTACATACTGCGCCGCCTTTGCGCTGATAAGTGCCGTTTTCATTGAGTTCAATTTTGTACAGGATATAAACGTGGTTTTCGTTTAACTTAAGGGCATAACGTTCAGATAAATCAATAATGTGTTCTTGCATAAGAATTTTCCTTAATGGGCAAATTTGGTGTAGTTGATCCAGTTGTCTCCAGCCGTAATATATTTGCTGAAATAATAATTTGCGGCTTCTTCATCGCCTTGGCGTTTTGCGTTGAGCCATTTTGCGTATAAATGACAGGCTTCTTTGTGCCAGCGATCAGCATATTTTTTGATAATGGTTCGGTTTTTCGTTGCCATTATTTCCCCCTTGTGTGTGGGTCGATATTGTAAAAATCACGACGGGTTAAAGCGCGCGGAAAAGGCGTGCGAAGTGCTGACATGGCGTGAAATGCTTTGGTTAATTTATCAATGCCTTTTTCGTTGTAATGCCATAACTTATCGCCAGTCAGATCGGGCGAGATGTAATCTTCAAAAGGTTCAATATCTGCTAACGCTTTTAACATGCCTTTTTGCTCATCGGAAAGATGATTAAAAGCGCGTTCAGTGGGATATTTACTCAAGCCCATTTCATGCAAGGCTTCTTCGCTATTTCTTGCTTTCGACATGGGCACACCGTTTAAACGATGCCATTTTTCTACCGCACTTTCGTTTTCAGACACATACATTGCCGCGCCCTCGCTTTTTTATTTACCTGTTTTGTTGTATGCTTGCCCTAAATTGAATAAACGATTACTTAATTTAAGGAGTTCAGAAGATGAACGATCAGATGCAAAAAACGCTTCAAGATATGCAAACACAGCTTTATCAACTTCAGTTACAGCAGGGACTTCAAGAACGTGTAATGGGTTGTCTTTTGCGTGGGCTTGCGCGTCACCCTGATGTGATTGATGATGTAGAGAATGAGCTTCACGCGCTGATTGCTTCAGTGAAGCAAACAAATCCCGAATTGCTTGATGTTCTGCTCCCGTATATTGGGAAGTTGTCTCATCGTTATTAGCTTGTTTGCGTGGGCAGTTCTCACGCCATTTCGCAAAAATCGCCGAAAGCTGCTGATGATCTTGAGTGGTATCTCGCTCGACTTCTGCCTGATACTGAAGAATAGCGAATCTTTCTTGAATTTCTTCGTTGGTTAAATTGTGTTTCTCGCAATATTCTTGAAAGAAAAACGTGAGTGATGTTTTAGTCATTGTCTTCCCCTTATAACTAAAATCTTTTGGAAACTAACCGCACTTTTGTGCGGTTTTTTATTCTTGTTTTGCCGCCTGTTTGGCAATCGCGATTAAATTCACTAACACTGAACCTCTTTCCGCTTTTTTATCTGCAATAGGCAGTTCGCCTGATGCTCTCATCTTTCGCACTTTGTCTAACGAAAGCCCAGTAAGCTCAGCATATTTCTTCAACGTGACGTAAGGCGCGTGGATCTGTACATTTATACAAATTGCATTTTGGCCGTTCATTGCTTAAACTCCTCTATCTGTAAATAATGGTATATATTACCTTTGGGTCATTTGACCCCTTAAATATACTTCGGGTCATTTGACCCTGTCAATAAAAATATTAAGGTCAATTTGCTAAATGAAAGAATTTATCGGTGGCAAGGATGTTATTTCTCGCATAATGGAAGCGTATGGTTTTGCGAATAGAAAATTATTAGCTGAACATCTTGGAATGCCTCACAGTACCTTTGGCACTTGGGCTAAACGTGGTTTTTTCCCTGCAGAATTAGTGATCCGTTGCGTGAAAGAAACGGGCGCAAGATTGGATTATGTGGCCTATGGAAATGAGCCGATTTTCGATAATTCAGACGACCTGAAATATTTTCATGCAATAAAGCTAGAAAGCGGAAAATCTTTCATAATGGAAAATAAACCCTTTCTTTTGCCTTACTTACCGAATTTAGACAGCCGTGAAAGTTATGACAAAGTGTTTCGTATTGATGAAGACAATCGCACCTACTTTGCCACTAGCGATTACGGCAATTTAGTGGATGGCGAATACTTCGTCATCGTCGAAAACTCCCATCTTATCCGTTATATCACTGTGTTACCTGCAGGAAAAATCCGTGTGGACGGTGGCAAATTCAGTTTTGAATGTGAATTGAGTGATATTGATGTGGTGGGGAAGGTAATTCTTAAAATGGAGAAAATGTGATGAAAAAATTAATCGGCTTGACCTGTCTATTATATTCCTCGTCTATCTTTGCCAGCACGATTGAATCTAGCGATTATCAACCGATGATCATTATCGCTGATGATTTAATGAATGATAAGCCCGCATTTAGTTTTTCTTTTGGAAAATCTCAAAATGATTTCTTCTCGTTTACTGCGCAATGTTCCATTTTCGACAAAAAGAGCAGCAAAACATCAACAAAAGGCAAGCGCGTTTATGATATTTCGCTTGAATATCATAATGGCGTAACTAAACAATATATGATCAGCAAATCAAAATTTGATACTTACGCGAATTTAGACGTGTTTATCAGAGACAAAACATTTGTATTTGTTATTGATGGCCAACTCTATGACACATCATCAAATAGTCTTTATACCGTGGGCCCGCAAAGTGTTGTGTTAAATGCAAAAGAAATGCGTGAAATTCGTGATGGGTGTAGAAAACGGTAAATTAAATGTTGAAAAAATTTTTAAATGACGAATCAAAAGCAACAATAATAGACTTTCTTTTTTGGCTTTTGGTTTATCCGTTTGTAATTGCGTTTGCAGTGGCTTGTGTTGCTTTTTCTGTTGCTAACCCATCTTTTATATCTTCTTTATGTTCTATTGTGGCAATCATTCTAGCTTGTCTAGGTTTTGATTCATGGAAGAAACAGAAGATTTTTGATCTAGAAGTAAAATTATTAGAGTCTTTAAAAAAATTAAACCAAAAGGTACTTTCGTTACGTTATGAAATTAGGCTTGGTATAAATTTTTTGGAAATATGTAACAGGTATGCAAATCAGTTAATGCAGATGAATATAGATTTAGAAATTGATTCTTTAGTTATTAATAAGAATGATGAATTAGCTGATTTATTAAAGAAGAATGAACTCTTATATGGCGAACTGGTAACCATAACTGCATACAAAACACTATCTCATGAATTAGATGATAAAAAATCTGTAGATCAATTAATTCAATCTGTTTTTGATGAATCAAATAATCTAATAAAAAACTTCAAATTATAGTAATGGCAGTTCGTAAAGACACTAAAAACGGTAAATGGCTTGCAGAAGTTTATGTAAACGGCAAGCGATCACGCAAATGGTTTTTAACCAAAGGCGATGCCCTACGTTTTTATAATCAAGCCAAAGAACAAACGACAAGTGCGGTTGATTCTGTACAAGTTTTGGAATCAAGCGACTTGCCCGCATTAAGTTTTTATGTGCAGGAATGGTTTGATTTGCACGGTAAAACGTTGTCAGACGGTAAGGCTCGTTTAGCCAAACTAAAGAACTTGTGCTCGAACTTGGGCGATCCGCCTGCCAATGAATTTAACGCTAAAATCTTTGCCGACTACCGCAAACGCCGCCTTGATGGGGAATTTTCGGTAAATAAAAACAATCCCCCGAAAGAAGCCACAGTAAACCGTGAACACGCCTACTTGCGAGCAGTGTTTAACGAACTGAAATCATTACGTAAGTGGACGACTGAGAATCCCCTCGATGGTGTGCGCTTATTTAAAGAACGAGAAACAGAATTAGCATTTTTATATGAGCGGGATATTTACCGTTTATTGGCTGAGTGCGATAACTCCCGCAACCCTGATTTGGGCTTGATTGTGCGAATTTGTTTGGCAACTGGTGCACGTTGGAGTGAGGCGGAAACGCTGACCCAATCACAAGTTATGCCATATAAAATCACCTTTACAAATACAAAATCAAAGAAAAATAGGACCGTGCCGATCAGTAAAGAATTGTTCGATATGCTACCGAAAAAGCGTGGCAGATTATTCAATGACGCTTACGAATCCTTTGAGAATGCCGTTTTACGTGCCGAAATTGAATTGCCGAAAGGGCAACTTACCCACGTTTTGCGCCATACATTCGCCAGCCATTTTATGATGAACGGTGGGAATATTTTGGTATTGAAAGAAATTCTCGGACATTCAACTATCGAAATGACGATGCGTTATGCGCACTTCGCCCCTTCGCATTTAGAAAGTGCGGTCAAATTCAACCCGCTTTCTAATCCTGCACAGTAA